CAACTGGATTAAGCCGGATAAGGACTGGAGGACATATGAGAAGGCTAAGAAGCTTATTTGCCCTAAAGATGAATTTATGTTGCCGAGTGAGCATGAGCATAGAATAAAGGTAATAATTGACTATTTAAAGATTTAATTGGGAGAGTCACAGAAGTAAGAAATAACTTTGAAGAAGGAGACAGAATGGACCTCATGGAAGGAAAGTGGAAGCAAGGATCTTATAAGCATGGGCCTCTACCAAGCGTGACATATGAATTATCACATTTAAAGCAAAAGCCATTGAGATATTTTTCAAATGTAGGATATAAACATGAAGGGGTGCGGAGGGATAGTATCGATGCAATAAAGAGAATCTGCGGGTTTAGGCTTGCTAATGGGATTGAATTTTTAACATATTACTATATGGGGCGTATAAGATTCCCTTTTCAATGTCAATGGTTAAAAGAGAGGGGTTGCGAAGTGAGCGTTTATGACCCTACTGGCGGGAGACTTATTTTTTCAAGAATCATTAAGGTAACGAAAGACCAGAGAATCCCAGAGAAAGATTTGGATGATCTTGGTTTGGTGTTGAAAGAGCATTCTGATATTGTCAATAAGGCACTAAGGGATATATATAATAAGAAATAACTTTGAAGGAGGAGGTAATTTGATGGCACACCCTATATGTGACGCATTAGATAGAAAAGAAGGCAAGAAAGTAATTCCCTGTAATAGCGAGTGTGAAAACTGGAGATTCCCCCACTTGGACACAGCTTGTGTATTGAGCGAGGTTTATTCAGTCAAGAAAGGGGAGCCATGTTATATTTTTAAGCAAAAGAAATAACTTTGAATGGGAATAGGGAGGGAAGAAGATGGCAAACCACTTAGAAGTTTTAGACAAGGAACGAGACCATAGGCCGCAAAGACGCGGATGGGCACCCGGTTACTATATAAATAAATGCTGTATATGTGAAAAGACATTTATGGGGGATAAAAGAGCCTGTGAATGTGCTGATTGTGCATACGATGATTTAGATAAAAATGCCCATGATTTTTGAAAGTAAGAAATAACTTTGAATGGAGGGCCCCGATTATTTCTTTTCTTGACATACATAACGGCTTATGTTAAGGTAATAGAAAATCATGGAGGTGATGTATGTTTAAAAAAGGCGATCCAGTTTATTTTAGATCAAGAAAGCTTGGGACTGTTCCGGCCATTGTCAAGAAGGTAGGATCTGTTCCGGGGCGATGGGCGCATCAAATGTTAATAGAAGGCAATGCCCCGAACAATAGAGGATATATTAATAATTGGGTACTTTGTTCAAATTGCCTTCTCCAAACCGACGATAATTATGGGGTTGTTCATGGTGTTTTTGGTAGGTGCTCTTTAGAATCTAAATGTATTCACGAAATAGAATGCTGTTTATGTACGGGCAAAGATGAGACCGAGCATGACACGCCCCAAGAAGCGGTAGAGCACTTTTATAACGAAGGATGGCGGCATGTTGTAAGCGATCATTATGGGATGCAGGGGGTTTGCTGCCCAGAATGCTTAACCACAGACAAAGAGGATGGTCATAATGTTTTAAAAATAGAAGATGATCCACATTTTTTACGATGAAATGCCCTCATTGTGAAAAGCAGATTGACGATAAGTTAATTAACCGCCACTTTGCCGCTAAGGGAGGCGAGGCCAATAAAGGCAACGAACGCCCAGACATGAAGAAAGGCGGCAAGACCTGGCAGAAAAGGTGGGGATCGGAAGTTAAGGCGGTGCCAGATAATAAGAAATAACTTTGAATGGGAATAGGGAGGGAAGATGAATATTAAAGAATTGAATGATAAGCTTGTGAATACAGAAATGGAACTCAGAATGTCTCGCGCATGTTCAAAAGAACTGAAAGAGGAAAATGTTAAACTTAAATATACGCTGAGGGAAATTATTGAGATGGATGTTGAAACACACGAAGACGCATTCGATATGCAGAAAATAGCAATGAGCGTTTTAAACAGTAATAATTTAAGTTAAAGGGCTGGCGAAAAGCCATAGGGATGAGGCCAAGAACCGGATAAAGATGCAAAGCAACTTTAATTAATGAGGTGATGCAATGAATAAAATAATAGTAATATGCGATGAGGAACATGACATTGATCCATCTAGTTGTGCATTTTGTAGGATAAAAAAATTAGAGAATATTGGCGCAAACTTGGCTGGTTGCCTTTGGGATTTTTATGAGGTATGTCCTGAATGTGGGAATAAAAAAGGTGCCCATATGCCGAGTTGTAGCCAAGTATATGAGAAAGAATTTAAAACACCAGCGGATTGTCAGAGAGTATTTGATAAGGCATTTAAGACGGATGCCTAGTGTGAAGTAGATAGGCCAAGGACCGGATAACTTGGCAGGGAGGCCACTTGCGAAGAGGGCGCGGGTTAGCCAGTTCTTTTTCAACGATTGATTGGGAAACAAACACTTTAACTAGGAGACTATTGGCATGAAAAAGATTATTTTGATAACGCTGTTAGCGATCTTTTTCAGCGTGGGGTTAGTTGGTTGCGGTGAAATTGAGGAAGTAACCGTGACAATAGCAAGGATAGAAACGGAGGCTACAGAGTGGGGCTGTATCGGGACAGACAAGAGGACTATTGTAAAGACAGAAGATAATAAAATGGATGATATTTGCGGTGAATGGGGAGAGCCTGGCGACAAGATAAAAGGCTATTGGAAATCAGGGCATCCCGACCCCTCCGCTAATGGATTCAGGAGAACCAACTAACGATTGAAATAACCAGCGGCGGTTAGCCGTCTGAGTTGATTGACTGGTTATGTGCCTTGTTTGCGGGGGAAGAAGTGAAAAGTGATGTCTGATTCTAGGTGACGACTGACGCGTTCTCTCACTGTCAAACGGTAGAAATGGCCACTATGCGCGACAGGGACGCTGGGGTAACGACCAGCCCCTCGCAAAGAGGGCACATAACGCCCGAACTCAAGGGCTTGCGGATTGAAGTCGACCATGTTTCCCATGTGGGAAAATTGGTTAAAGCCTGAGAGTTTAAACGAAACCAGTAACAGCAAGTCCTTTTGCAGTGACTTGTTATGAGGTAATTATGTTGATATCAGCTAAATTAATAAAGAAGCCCAGGCAAAAAAGATATTGTGCCTCCTGTGAAAAAATAATGTATGGCGCACAATTAAGGTTGTATGGTGCGGCTTTTGAAAGCGACCCGCCTTATGTCATATATCTGCATGGTGAATGTGTAGGGTTTAATGACCGGAGCGGAGAGGCAAAGATTAAAAAAGCCTTGGACTCATAACTAACGATGGTAGGAATTAATTCCTGATATCACCAATTACAGGGTTAAGATGCAGAAGGAGAGAGGGATATGGTAATGGCAAGATTACATTTAATCTGTGGAAACTGTGGCTGCAATGATTTGTGGGAGTGGGAATATGTGCCTAAAGAAGTTTGCGAGGGTGAAATAATGACTGACGAGAATGTGTCTATTTCATGTAAAAACTGCATAACCATTCATTCGCTAAACGATAATGCCAAAAAAAGGGATAAAGAATAGTATGTCAAAGCTTACCGATTCCGCAAAAGGCTCTATTTGTATCAAGTGCCAAGCGCCAGGGGCGTATGCAGCGCATTACAATGGACCTCGCCAACATTCCTTCGGAAAAGGTAGGGGCCGCAAAGGGCATGATCTCGCCTCGGCTGAGTTCTGCCATAGATGTGACCAAGAGTTTACAGAGGGCAGTCAAGACGAAAGATGGATGAATAAATGGGAGAGGTCGGAGGAGTTTCTTTTCTATGTTACTTTAACAAACATTAGGAGACATGAGGAGGGGAGACTATGCTAAATATCGAAGAAGTAAAGAAGGAATATTACAGGATAGAAGAGTTATTAAACAAAGAGGCATTAAGTCAGTCCATTTATAATGCTAATTGTCAACTAGGTTATTCGGCTTATTTAATCAAGAAGGAACTGGGATTAACCTATAACGGCATGAAGAAGATAATAGGGGCCAAGGCAGCGTCTAATGCTAATCATAAGGGTGGTATAAAGAAATCAAAGAAGATATTTTGTGAGCGTACAAAGACCAAGATAAACGAGACAGCTTGCGTGATTGACTGTAACGACATATGTTTGACTTGTGATAGCAGGCAGGAGGGGAATGTTCGGGCTATTAACACCACAACACCAGAAGAAGATAGGGAGTTGAACTATACAAGCTCATTTGGTAATAGTGGAGCGTTGGCGGCAGCGGAAGGACTTTACAGTAATTGAGATATAAGGAGTCAGGATGATAGAGATTAAGACAATCAATGGATATCTAGCCCTGATAGATGATGAAGACTTTGAAGGATTGAATGAATATGAATGGACAGGGGTGCAAATTCATCGAAGCTGGTATGCCCGCAGGTATGAACAAGTAGACGGTAAGCAAAGGCCTATCTTTATGCACAGAGAAATTATGAAGGCTGGAAAGGGGACATGTGTAGATCATAGGAATAAGGACGGGATGGATAACCAAAAGGAAAATCTCAGGTTTGGAACAGTAGCCCAAAGCCAGTACGGGAGGAGACTCAATAAGAATAGTAGCACGGGATATAAAGGGGTCTTTTGGAATACTAGGAAAAGCAAATATTACGCTCAGATATACAAAAGTGGCAGACGTACCAGCTTAGGCGCTTACCATAACCCTATTGATGCAGCAAAGGCATACAACCAAGCTGCTTTGTTATACTTCGGAGAATATGCCAGGTTGAATGAAATACCAAAGGATAAGCCATGACCGATGAAAAACAAAGAACTCCACCACAGAACAAATCATTGCATTTATATTGCACATTACTTGCTAATGCCTTAAACGATGCTGGCCTTGATATGAAGAAAACTCTAAAGCCTGAAATAGATATCCCTTGGACTTGTGAGACTGTTAAGAACCACCTATACAAACCCATACTAAAATCATTAACCGGCAAAGATTCAACTATAGACATGAATACTAAAGACCCGTCAATGGTATATGAGATATTAAACAGGTTTATGGGTGAAAAGCATGGTATAGTTGTTCAATGGCCGGATAGAGAATCGCAAAGATATGAGGCTATGGGAATAAGGAGATAATATGAGACTTATATTTGTAGTCCTAGCAACATTAACTTTAGAGTGGCAAGGATTAGTGTTGGAAGATATGACATATTGGGCGCTGATAACATGGGGCGCTATATTTGATTGCAATGAGTTGAGGTGGTAAGATGTTATTATATCAGTTTGTTTGCATGGTGTGTGGCCATGAATTTGAAGTCATGCAGAAGATGAGTGAAGACAATCCTGCATGTCCTAAGTGCCGAGGGGAAACAAGGAAACAATTAGGGGCCCCGGCTTTTAAACTTAAAGGGGGTGGATGGGCTGACCAGGGGTATCAAAAGTAATGAGATTTTTAATAGATGTCATAACTATCGGCATAATACTAGGCTTGGCTGCAATAGGTTACTTGAAAAGCTTGCCAATTTGATATAAATATAGTAAGGTGGTAAGTATGTAAAAATACCAACTTGTGTCAAGGAGGATATCGTGCCAAAAGTTAAAGGTTATAAGGGCAAGAAGAACGGAACTACCGAGAAGATCCACGGCAAGAGAGTGAAGATAGGCAAGGGAGCCGGTGAAAGAGTTGCAAAGAAGGCCACTGGTGCAATGAAAGGTCGCCATGCCGCGTTAAAAGATTTGTTCCCTGATAATGGATAGAGTTTAGAGATAGCGGCACATTATGTGCTTTATCTGTATTAACCGTAGTGAGAGAGCCCGGCCAATAGGTTTACAGGTAAGTTCTGGAGCCACTCAGGGACGCTATCTCTAATTAAAGCAAACGGAGAAAAAAATGATTGAATCAGAGCTTAAAAAAAACAACTAATGCCAGCACCTAAAGAATATGATAGAGACAAGATCATGGATTATGTCTGTGATGCTTTAGCTACAAGTTCAAGAGGGCTTGGAAATATCTTAACGTATGCTAAAGATGAGTTAGATAAAGTCCCTACTTATTCTCAGATAATGAGATGGCTAGATGAAGATGAAGCGATACGCGATAGATACGCGCGCGCAAAAGAAGCTCAGGCCGACTTCATGGCAGATGAGATGCTTGATATTGCTGACGATGCAAGAAACGACTGGATGACAAAACAAAATGGATCTGGCGAGCCTTATAAAGTAGTCGATACGGAAACAATCCAACGATCTAAGCTAAGAATCGATGCCCGTAAGTGGCTAGCTTCTAAACTGAAGCCTAAGAAGTACAGTGAGAAATTGCAAACAGAACACTCCGGCCCCGATGGTGGGCCTATTAAGACAACATCCTCTATAAATTTCATCCCAGTCAGTAGAAAATCAAAAGAAGGCTAAATGAGCAAAAGTATTGACATAGAATATGTCGATAAACTCTATCCTATATTCACCACTCCCAAACGTATAAAAATAATAGTAGGCGGTAGAGGCTCAACGAAGTCTACCGGCATAGCTGATTATGTAGCTGTGCAGATGACTGAGGGTAAGCTATGGTGTTGTGCCCGTGAGCATCAAAACTCTATTGAAGAGTCGGTGCATAGAACAATATTGGAAGAAATAGAGCGCTTAGGTATTTCAGGGTTTGATAACACGACGACAAGCATAACCCATGTGTCGGAGGGTAGGAGTTTTTATAGGGGGTTGTCTAGGAATATAACAGGCCTCAAAAGTACATTGTCAGGTGTAGACGGATTATGGATAGAAGAAGGAGAGGATTTATCAGATAACACATTAAGGGTGTTGACAGCTTCGTTACGGCTTAACGCTACAGATACCCAACGCAAAATGGCAGGTGAAGAAGTCAAGATGCCTGAGATCATCATAACGATGAATAGGGGGTCTAAATCTGGAGCCGTAGCTAAGAAGTGGCTCGCAAGGGCAGAGAAAGAATTGGCTAAGTGCGGTTACTATGAAGACGGTCTGCTAATGGTTGTTGAAATGAATTACACCGACATGCCGGAAGAGTGGTTTAAGCTGTCAGGACTGGAAGAGGAGAGGCTTGATGACTTTGAGAAATTATCGCGGCATCAATACGATCATAAGTGGGGCGGGGCATACCTAGAGGCAATCGACAACGCTATTATAAAGCCTGAATGGTTCGATGCTGCTATTGATGCTCACATAAAGCTAGGGTTTGAGGGCCGAGGCGCAATCATCGCAACCCACGATCCGTCAGACAATGGTGAAGGTGCAGACCCCAGGGGATACGCTGCTAGGCATGGCTCAGTTGTTATTGATGTTGATGAGAATACATCAAAAGATGTGAATGACGCTTGTGACTGGGCAGTGGATAAGGCGATAGCGATAAATGCAGATCATTTCTCTTGGGACTGTGACGGCCTAGGCGTTACGCTAAAGAGGCAAGTCAAGCAATCATTGGACGGAAAGAGAATTGACTACCATATGTTTAAAGGTTCTGAAGCTGTTGAGCGGCCTAATGATATATATCAAGGCACAGGTGATTCAGACAGACAAAAGGAAAAGACTAACAAGGAATCATTTAAGAACAAAAGGGCTCAATATTACATTAGGTTGGCCGACAGGTTCTATAATTCATATAGAGCTATTGTAAAGAAAGAGTATATTGATCCAGATGTAATGATTAGTTTGTCCAGCGATATAAAAGACTTGGCTGGGCTGAGATCGGAAGTTTGTCGGATACCATTGAAAGATAATGGTTCAGGATTAATACAGATAATGAGCAAGCCGGAGATGAAGAAATTAGGTATATTGAGCCCCAATAGATCCGACTGCTTAATGATGCTGATGATGATACCACAAGCGATCAAGAAGTTAGCCCCGGCTCCAGCGTTTGCACCAAGGAATAGAAATTGGGGTAGTAAGTAATTAGCTTACAATTATTTTGTTGACATATTAATTCTTTGTCTTGTATAGTAAGCAATAATCTTACTTACATCCATCTAAAGGGTTTGACATGGCCGAGAAAGATCTTCAATCCATCCACCAACAAGCACGTAAAGAATTTAATATAGACCAAGTTGCACAACTGGAAGAAAGGCGCTTGTCTGTAGAGGATAGGCGCTTTTGTAGTATTACAGGCGCGCAATGGGAAGGTGCTATTGGTGACTCCTTTGAAAACAATCTACAATTAGAGATTAATAAGGTTCAGCGTTCAGTTAATCGAATCCATGATGAATACATAAATAATAGGATAGCTGTTGATTTTGTTAGTCAAGATGGCAGTGATGCTGATGAGCTGGCAGACACTTGTGACGGACTCCTTCGCGCTGATGAACAAGATAGCAACGCTGATGAGGCATATGATAACGCCTTTGATGAGGGATCAACAGGCGGCTTTGCATCATGGAGACTTAGAGCGGTATATGAAGACCCCGACGATGATGAGAATGAACAGCAAAGGATATTGATTGAGCCCATATACGAAGCTGATAGTTGCGTTTATTTCGATGCTGCATCCAGGAAGCAGGATAAGAGCGATGCTAAGAGGTGCTTTGTTCTTACTCCCATGCTTAAAGAGGACTATATAGAAGAGTGGGACGATGATCCGGCAGAATGGCCTAGAGATATCAATGATAGCGAGTTCGATTGGAACAATAATGACTTTGTTTATATAGCGGAATACTACAAGGTTGAGAAGGTTAAGGAAGAGATACATATCTACAAGGGCCTTGACGATGAAGAGAAGAGGGTTAGCAGTGAAGACCTGGAAGCCGATGAAGAGCTTGAGGGTGTACTAGAAGCAACTGGCTTTACTCGGATAAGGACAAAGAAGATAAGCCGCCAAAAGGTGCATAAATACACCATGTCGGGCAGTAAGATTCTTGAGGATGGCGGATATGTAGCAGGAAGGCATATACCTGTTATTCCTTTCTTTGGTAAGCGTTGGTATATAAACGGCATAGAAAGGTTTTCTGGGCATGTCAGACTTGCTAAGGATGTGCAAAGGTTAATCAATGTACTTAGGAGCAAGCTAGGTGAATTGGTGGCTACCGGTCAAGATGAATTACCTATCTTCTCAGGTGAGCAAGTAAACCAATATATGGAGGAATGGCAAAATGCACATATAGTTAAGCCTTCATTCCTCAGAGCCGAGCCCTTGAAGGATGATAATGGCAATATAGTGACAGGAGGGCCGCTAGGATACACCAAGGCCCCTGAAATACCGCCTGCCCTTGCTGCCCTGATGGCGGTAGCTGAACAAGACCTTAAAGACATCCTTGGTGATAATCAAGCCGGGGAGCAAATAGTTTCTAATATAAGCGGCAAGGCTGTTGAGCTAATACAGAAACGTCTTGACATGCAAGCCTATATTTATTTAAGCAACTTTGCAAAAGCTCAGAAGAGATCCGGTGAAGTATGGCTAAGTATGGCTAAAGAGCTATACATAGAGCCAGAGCGTAAAATGAAGACTATGACAGAACAGGGGAAAATTGGACAAGTCGAGCTAAATATCCCTTTTATAAATGACGATGGCGAAGAGAGCTACAGGAACGATTTAAGCCATTCTAATATGGGGCTCACTGTAGACGTAGGGCCTTCCTCAAGCAGCCAGAAGGCGGCTACTGTAACAGCACTTACGGGCATGATGCAAGTAACGCAAGACCCTGAAGATATGAAAGTGTTAAGCGCTACAACCATGATGAACATGGAAGGCGAGGGGCTATCTGATATCAGGGATTATTACCGCCAAAAGCTCATAAGGATGGGCGCGGTCAAGCCTAACAAGGAAGAGCAGGCACAATTAGCGGAAGAGGCACAAAATCAACAACCTGACGCAAACTCTTTATTCTTACAGGAAGCAGCAAAGAAAGAGACTGCACAGGCTGGCAAGTACGAGGCAGACACTATCCAATCACTGGAGAAAGCCAAAGAAACAGAAGCTAACACTTTAAAAACTAAAGCTGAAACTGTCGAAATATTATCCGGTATAGACCGAGAAGATCAACAGGCAGCACGTGAAGCGGCAGAAGCTTTAGAAACGGTAACCACTCAGCCGGAATTGAGTGAGGAATAAAGGAGTCTCCAAATGGAAGAAGTAGCAACGGCAGAGATTGAAGCGACTAAAGACGAGGTAGTTGAAACACCTGAAGAAGTAGAAGCGGGGGTTGATACTGAGGCTGCGAAGGTAGAGCCAGTAGAGACCAAAGAAGAAGCTGAAGGGGAGTTTGTCGTTACAATCGGTGAGGAATCGCCACCTCAAGAAGATGACATAAAAGCGCCTAGTTGGGTAAAGGATTTAAGGAAGGCTCAGAGTGCTCTCACTAAAGAGAATAGAGAGCTAAAGGAACGCCTTGCAGGCCATGAGAAAAAGCCCGAAGTAACACTCGGCCCCAAGCCTGTCGTATCTGATTATGAACATAATTACGAAACGGACATAACGGCTGAAGACCAGTTTGCTAAGGGTTTAGATGATTGGTATGTAAAGAAAGAGCAAGTCGGCAAACAAGATGAAGAAGTGAAGGCGGTAGAGGCAAAGCAGACCGAGGCATGGAACGCTACCTTGGGGGCATACGAAGAAAAGAAAACTGCCCTAAAGATAAAGGCCCCTAACTTTGACGAAGCTGAAGCCCTTGTTAAAGACTCTCTTTCTGTTGTGTATCAAGGCGCTATTCTCGAAGGTGCAAAGAACCCGGCGTTGGTGATTTTGGCATTAGGCAATAATCCTGAAAAGCTCAAGGAACTGTCATCTATAAAAAGCGCTGCTAAGTTTATCTTTGCAGTGGCAGAAGTGGAGGCTCAATTGAAAACAGGCACAAGGAAGGCGGCAACAACTCCAGAAAAGAAGGTGGTAGGGTCAGGCAGTGGCGCAAGTGCTACTGATGCGACACTGGACAAGCTGGAAAAGGAAGCCGAGAAGACAGGAGATCGAACAAAGGTATTAGATTACAAACGGAAACTTAAACAAAAATAATGGAGGCCTATAATGGCTAATGAATTTAACAAAGAAGAAAGGGTTGCATTTGATGACATCATGGAGGGCTTTGAAGATGCTCTTGTATTGTCAAGGAATGTATCCAGGTATAACACAGATCAAACCACAATGGAGCGGACTAATGACGTAATATGGAGGCCACAACCTTATATTGCTCAATCCTTTGACGGACTGGATCAGACGGCAAACTTCGGAGACAAAACGCAATTGTCCGTACCGGCAACGATTGGTTTTCAAAAGTCTTCACCTTGGCAAATGTCAGCAACTGAGCTAAGGGATGCGCTTCAGGAAGGTAGCCTCGGCAGGGCAGCTAAACAAAAGCTTGCCAGTGATGTTAACGTTGCAGTCATGAACGTGGCAGCTAATCAAGGTACAGTGTTTGTTAAAAGGAGTGCTGCTGCTGCTGGTTTTGTAGATGTTGCTCAATGTGAGGCGGCATTTAATGAACAAGGTGTTGACTCGTTTGATAGATATCTTGCCTTGAGTACCAGGGATTACAACGGCATGGCTAATAACCTTGCTGGTGGTAACGTCATGCAAAGTAAGGCAATAAAGGCATACGAGAAGGCATATGTTGGTGAAGTGGCCTCTTTTGAGACCTACAAGCTTGATTATGCTAACAACTTGGCCGCAGCCGCCGGTGGTGGAGCATTGACTATCGACACTCAGGTAGCCGCTACTAACTATTACACTCCCAGAGCGACTAGGACTGCCGCTACAGGGGAAGTTAGCAATGTTGATAACAGGTATCAGGTTGTTACCATCTCGGCCACGACTAACGTTGCTGCCGGTGATGCCTTCACCATAGCTGGTTCAGTAGCTGTTCATCACATCACAAAGGGCACTACCGGGCAGCTCAAGACTTACAGGGTTATCTCTGTTGATTCTGGAACTACTATGACAATCAGCCCCCCTATTATATCTAATCAGGGTGGCACTGATGCAGAGGCACAATACCAGAACTGTGAAGTTACTGAGTCTGCCACCGCAGCTATTGTGTTCCTGAATACTGTAGCAGCTTCGGTTAATCCTTTTTGGCAAATGGACGCTATAGAGATCCTTCCAGGTCGCTATGCGGTACCTGCCGATTCTGGCCTTGCAGTAATGAGGGCAACCACAGATCAAGGGATTGAATGTGTCATGACTAAATCGACTGATATTAACACGCTGAAAACTAAGTATCGTCTCGATACATTGTTTGGAGTGGTTAACAAGCAGCCTGAAATGTCAGGAATCATGATGTTTTCTCAAACATAATTAACTAAGGGGGCTCCGGCCCCCGATATTTAAAGGAGTAAATAATATGTCTCAAATAATATACGCAAATGGAAAAGCCACTATCACCATTCCTGCGACGGAAAGTGTAGCAGTTTATAGTAAGGGGGTTGCCACGGTCTACCGCAATGTAGGCTATCCCAACGTACCGGCAACACTAGACCTATTAGGCCAAGTGGATAATACTGAAACAGTGTTTGGCGCTTATTCATCCGGCGCGGAACTTGTTATTGAAGCTGGGGCCTCTGATGTGTCTTACGAAATAGGTGTAGCTCCTAGGGTGCAATCACAACTTCAGGCTCAAAATCAAGCTGTACCGACTGCCGTTGATAGTACTGGGGCTGTATCAGCCGAAGCAATGCTTGGCGGGATCGTAACGTCTGCCGCTGCAACTGTAGCAGGTACAATGCCAACTGGAACGGTACTGGAAGCAGCAAGCGAGTTTGCCATTGGTGACTCTTTTGATTGGGCAGTTATTAAGGTTGGAGCTAATGACTTCACTGTAACAGCCGCGACAGATCATACCATAGTCGGTGTGGCTGTTGTCACTACGGCAACGTCTGCCCTGTTTAGGACTGTGAAGACCGCAGCAACCGTCTTTGTAACTTACCGTATAGCTGGTTAATCTTAATGGAGGGGGTAAAACCCCTCCTATTTTAAGGAGGCAATATGACTGAAATAGTTTATAAAGTTCCAGGGGGAAACGCGGGGCCAAAGGGTAAGACTTACGACTGGATAGCTGTTAAGTCGGAGGCTGAGTTTGAGCAGAAGCTTAAAGAGGGATGGTTTAATACTCTTGATGAGGCTGTAAACGGCAAGGCCAAAGAGCTTGTACGCGCAAGGAATGAAGAAGGTGAGTTTGTAGGCGATGATCCCAGTACACCAGATGTTAACGAGGCATATACGGACGCACCACCAACAAGAGATGAAATAAAAGCCAAGGCAAAAGAACTCAATATTGTATTCGCCAAGAATATCACAGACAAGAAACTATTAGGGTTGATAGAGGCGGCATTAGCCAAGGATTAAGCCATGTCATGGACTAAAAAACAGTTTATAACTCAAGCATACAAAGAGATAGGGCTAGCGTCATATATATACGATTTGCAGCCTGAACAACTCCAAGATGCCGGGGTAACATTGGATGCGATGATAGCGATGTGGAATGGTAAGGGTATTCGCATAGGCTATCCTATCGCAACAAATCCAGAAGACATTGACATTGACACTGAAACAAATGTCCCTGATTCGGCAAACCAAGCTATCTATATGAATTTAGCGGTATTGCTTGCTCCTAGCTTCGGAAAGATTGTTTCACCGGAAACTAAGAGGGCCGCTAAAGACGGATATAGTGTACTTACAGCAAGGGGGCAGGCTCCAAGAACTAAGCGGATGCCTAAGAACATGCCGAAAGGTGCAGGGTTTAAGTCTTGGAGGAATAATCATTATCCATTCACCCCTGCTCCTGCCGATGAGATAGACGCTGGAACTGACAGTACAATAGATTTTGATTAAGGAGTTAATATGCCGGAAATAAATAAACTATCAGCAGTAGATAGCGTAGTAGGGAGTGATCTTGTTGCCATCTTTTCAAATAGTAATGGAGATGCAAGGAAGGCGGCTATGTCCGTCCTGCTCACATACATGCAAGACAACCTATCCTTTTCAGAATCAGGGATAAGCTATGCAACACAATACGCGGCCCCCTCAGCAACTGATTTTAGTGTCCAGGTAACGGATGACTCAACCAACACGCACTTGATATTGACACCCGTTGCCGGGTATGCTGATGGGACTATTGTATTACCTGCCGTTGGTAACATAGTCGATAAGCAGGAAGTGCTTGTAAATTGTACGCAGGCCGTCACTACTTTGGTGGTAGATGGTAATGGAGCGGTTGCAGTGACCGGTGAGCCTTCGGGACTTTCAGCCAATGACTTCTTTAGACTCAAGTATGACCTAACTGTTCAAACATGGTATAGGGTGGGTTAATTCATGAACATTAAAGAGCTTAAAGTATTGGTTGATACAGCGATAAATTTAGGATATTCAGATGCCCAGCTTGTATTAAATGACTCTAGGGACGGAAATGAATCCTATCCTATAGCAATAGCTGAATTGAAGAAGGGTGGGACGCAACATGACCCCTCAGTGATGTTGGTAGTGAGTTATGATAATAGATAAATGGGGATCACCTAGCACTCAAATGTGTCAAATAGGTAGACACCACTGGTCTATTCCAAGGCTTTTTGAGCTAGTAAGAGAACTGCCCGTTATGAATATACCGATAGACCATCTTTACATATATTACACATACGATAAGTTGACATTAAGAGAGATGGTATCTCATCTTAAAGCAGTAAAAGAATCTGACTTATCATTTCCTATAATTCTGGATGAGGATGGTGACTTAATGGATGGTAGGCACAGGATAATGAAAGCACTTTTGGATGGAGAAAAAAGTATAAAGGCCGTGAGATTCGAAAAAAACCCAACACCTTGTAAGGTGACAGACTAATAACATGCAAATCCCTATCCTAAATGGTATCTATACAAATGAGGATTCAGACTTTAGAACGTCTTACCCTCGCAATTTAATCCCTGTTCCAAAAGCGCAAGGGGTATCGCAAGGCTATTTGCGTCCCGGGGAAGGGCTTGTTGAATTCGGCACAGGCCCCGGCCTCGATAGAGGCGGTATTAATTGGCGTGATGATTGTTACCGTGTAATGGGGTCGAAGCTCGTCAAAATAGAGGAATCAGGGTTTGCAACTATAATAGGTGATGTAGGGGATCCGAGCCCATTGAATCTGGTGGGGAGTACTGAAGTCACGCTTGATTATTCTTTTGATCGGTTGGCAATAGCATCAAATAACAATCTATTCTATTATGACGAAACTACTTTAACGCAAGTAACAGACCCCGACCTTGGCGATGTCATTGATGTGATTTGGGTTGATGGTTACTTTATGACCACAGATGGGGAGTTTTTAGTTGTTACAGAGTTAGCGGATCCATTCTCGGTCAATCCCTTAAAGTACGGTTCATCTGAAATAGACCCGGATCCTGTCAAAGCGCTCTTGAAGATTAGAAACGAACCCCATGCAATTAATAGGTATTCTATAGAGGTATTCAACAACATAGGGGGCACCGGGTTCCCATTCCAGAGAATAGAAGGGGCCCAGATTACAAAAGGCACTATAGGGACGCACACTTGTTGCAAATATTTAGATGCGGTTGCCTTTTTAGGCGGGGGGCGAAACGAGTCTCCGGCAGTATGGCTGGGAGCTAATGGAAATACTCGGAAACTGTCGACAAGAGAAATAGACCAATTACTAAAAGAATACACAGAGGTAGAACTATCTACTTGTTTAATGGAACCAAGGGTAGATGATAGCCATCAATTACTGTACTTGCATTTGCCGGACAAGACACTTGTTTACGATCTAGCGGCCAGCAATACAACCGGACAGCCCGTATGGTTTATATTGACTTCTGGAGTTGATGAGACAGGGCAATACTTAGCGAAAAACTTTGTCTGGTGCTATGACAAGTGGATCATAGGCCATCCTGAGCTTGCTAAGACCGGTTCTATTGTCAAGAATATCTCTTCACATTGGGGGGAGATAACTACCTGGGAATTCGGGACGCAAATAATTTACAACGCGGGGAATGGTGTTGTCTTTCACGAATTAGAGCTTGTTTGCCTGAGTGGTAGAGTAGCGGTAGGCGAAGACCCCCGAATAAGTACTCAATATTCCCTCGATGGAGAAACGTGGAGTCAGAATAAGTTTATAACAGCCGGGAAAACAGGGAAGCGGAATAAAAGAATTGTCTGGCTGCAACAAGGAACTATGAGGAATTGGAGAATACAGAGATTTAAGGGAGACAGTAACTCAATGCTATCAATGGCTAGACTTGAAGCTAGAGTGGAGGCTTTGACAGTATAATGCACGGGCCAAGCCCCCTTACCAGGAAAGAATTAGCCGAGTTCTTACCAGATCTTCGGTCTATAAAGGCTTTTGAGGCTATGTTTACTCTACTATCGCCAGGCGAAGACTCTCTTGAGGTAAAGGTTCAAGAGGCATCCATAGACGCTAATACGGCAGTATCTAAGGCAAATCAAGCAATAGGCGGAACGGTATTAAATGAAATTAAAGCTAAATCAAATGGGGTGCTATTGTGGCTTTCGATGTAATTACGCCTGCTAAATTGGGACAAGGTGCAGTTGGGATATCTCCATCAATCTTTTATACTGTGCCAGCTATTACAAGAACATTTGTGAAGGATATTGATGTTTGCAATACTAATGCCGTGGATAAATTGATTAGAATCTATCTTGTCCCTGATGGTGATAGTGCTGCAACTGATAACGCATTGATCTATGATTTAACTATCCCTGGCAATGGAAACTTGCAATGGTGTGGCGTTCAAATACTTGAGGCAGGCGATACTATACAACTTGAAGCTGATGCAGTGGGCTGTACGGTAAACATTAGCGGGGCCGAGGCAGTATGATTTCAATAACCCCACCAGCAACAAGGATAACAGATGAAGATCAAGTTTTACTTCAACTAGATGCTCTTGTCAATAGCGTTCCTGTAACTGATACTTTTCATCATTTAGGCCACGAAGGCAAGGTTTTTATTCATAGTGATAGGCATGGTCCGATTGCCAATGGTGCAAGTTTTGACATATTAATTAGAGTTCCTGCGGGTAATCCTGATAGGCAAATTCACATGAGATTTAACTATACTGCTGAAGCTAATACAGGAACTTTAGATGTTGATGTAATTTTATATAAAGATACTATTGTATCAGCAGATGGAACGCTTGAAGATATTATGAGTACGAATGATGCCGTTGTTAAATCAACAGGTGTACTTATGTTTGAGGGCCCGACAATTACAGATTTAGGCGAACAAAAAGCATGGGCCATGATAGTGGGTGAGAAAAAAAGCGCAAGCAGTAAAGAGCAAGCTGTGCCTGAATGGATACTTGCACCCGATGGGAGTAATGCAAGAAATTATCTTATGAGAGCCACTAATAACGGCGGTGGAACAGTTGATATAGTAAATGCAATTTTCTTTTATGATAGCGAGGCGGCATAATGGCAGTAATAGTAAGAAATATAATACCGCGCAAGTTTGCAGAAAACACGCAAACAGATCAATACGCAGCCAGCGGAGTCAAGGCAGTGATTGATAAATTTACGGCAACAAATACCAGTGCCAGTAATGTCGTATTTAGCTGTAATCTGGTTATCGCAAGCGCAAGCGCCGGTGATAACAATTTGATTATTGATGAACAAACTATCCTACCAGGGGAAAGCTATCTCTGCCCTGAATTGATCGGGCAAGTGCTGGAAGATGGCGGGGTTATATCGACCCTCTGTGATACCGCAGATGCCTTAACAATAAGCGCGAGCGGCAGAGAAATATCATAGTAAGTAACTAAGTTACTTTTTACTTGTTTTTTAATTATATTTAAGTAATAATAAATAAGCTGAGTTTTAGAGCAGCCAGCGGCTCAATATCAAAAGGTGATAAATGAAACCCGATATTGATACTTTAAACAATCCCATCCAATACATTATTAATCCCGATGTCAATACTTATGTTGATCTATGGGTTGCTATGGTCAAAGAGCTTCAGTATGGCGACAACCCTAACAAAGACTGGTTCATTAAACAGATGAATGACTTGCAAGAGACAGGTAAGTTTATTGTTGTTTCGGTTATTAAGAATGGGGTAACTATTGGTTTTTGTGACGTATTCCTTAGTAACGATGCTGCCACCAGGAAGGTTATTGGATATGGCATGCACCTTTATATGAAGCCGGATCACAGGGAAGGCATAGAAACAGATACAATGTTTAGGAAAATGGAGGCCCTTTCGTATGAACAAGGGGCCGATATTATAGAAGTTCAGTGCTATCCAAAAAAGAAAAGGTTTTGGGAAAGACAAAACTTTAAGCAGACTCAATTCATCATGAGGAGATATTAAAAATGGCAGCAGTAGCAGCGGCGGCGGTAACTGTCGCAGGGGGATATGCGTCATCGCAAGCACAAAAGAGGGCGGCAGATAAAGCAGCTAAGGCTCAAACTGGGGCGGCAGGCGCTGGCATTGAAGAGCAGCAGAGACAGTTTGACAAAATACAAGAGCTTTTGCAGCCTTATGTTGGCGCAGGGACTAATGCGCTAGAACAGCAACAGGCTATCTCTGGCTTATTGGGCCCCGCAGCACAGGAACAAGCTATATCGGGAATAGAGCAATCGCCTTTCTTTGGATCTTTAGTCAGGCAAGGGGAAGAGGCTATTCTTCAAAACGCTTCAGCCACCGGAGGGTTAAGGGGTGGCAACGTACAGGGTGCGTTAGCTCAATTCAGGCCTAATGTTCTCCAGCAGTTGATTGAAAGTCAATACCAGAAGCTTGGAGGCATATCACAGCAGGGGCAATCAGCGGCGGCGGGTCTAGGAGCGGCGGGTCTACAAACAGGTTCAAACGTAACTAACCTATTGACTCAACAGGGACAGGCTCAAGCCGGTGGAGCAATAGCGGAAGGTCAAGCGCAAACTGGATTCTATGGTGACATAAGCCAAGCTATAGGGACTGGCATTGGTGCATATTTAAACAGGCCGGTTAATCCTGCGGTTAATCCAGGGACTCCAAACCAAGACCCTAATGCTCTTCCGGCAGGTGGCGGGGCTTCGCCGATGCAGTTTTGATAAATCAAGCTAATAAAGAGGTAATTGAATGCCTATAGAAAATTATAGTTTCGGAAATATCCCAAGACCAGGCGAAAGGCTATTAAGCGGAATAAAGTCTGGCGTAGGGATACAAGACCTTTCAAACCGGCGCGACATAGCAATCGCAGCACAGCAAAAGCAGCAAGCGCTTAATGAATCGATTGCTAATCTTAATGAAATTGAAAATCCTACAGCAGCAGAGTACACGAAAGTGACCTCTTTACTGCCGAAAGAGCAAGCCGATAGTCTAAGAGCTAACTGGGAATTGCGCTCAAAAGAGTATCAAGCAAATCTATTACAGTCTGCTGGTCAAACCTTGGCGGCTTTTACTGCCAAACCTGAAGTAGCAATGAACTTATTGAGAGAAAGGGCTGAATCAGAAAGGAATTCAGGTAATGAAGCTGACGCTGATTTCTTAGATAGATTGGTAAGTGTAGCTGAAATAGACCCTAAGCTTGCCAAACAGACATTAGGGATAATGATATCTTCTATGCCGGGAGGCGATAAGGTCATAGATAGCATAAGGAGGGCGCAGGGGCCTAGAGCAGGAGCATCGGCCAAGGCATTTGCTCCTGTAACATTAGTGAATGAGTCTACTGGAGAAAAGATACCTCATATTCCTACTTTTGATCCAAGCACAGGCAAAGCAAAACTTGAGCCAGCGGATCTGCCAGAAGGGTTCACATTATCAAAAGAAACAGCGGTAGAAAAAAGACAAGCTGAAATTGCCACAGTAGGGGCGAAAGAAGGGGCTAAGATAACAGGGAAAGGACAGGCTAAAAGGTTACAGGATACTATTGAGACAGGCGTGGTATCTTCGGAGGGGCTAGCAAACCTGAAGAGAGCAAGGACTTTGCTTGACACTGTTAAGACGGGTGGAATAAATGCAGCATCACTAAGGGCAAAGCAGCTATTCGGAGTTGAAGGCGCTGATGAAGGGGAACTGTCCAACAGGCTAGGCAAGTCTGTCCTTGCACAATTAAGGCAAACATTCGGGGCTGCTTTCACAGCTCAAGAAGGGGCCTCTTTAGCTAGGATAGAGGCAGGCTTCGGTAAGTCTCCAGCGGCCAACAAGAAGCTGATTGATCAATTAATAAAAATGGTAGCGAAGAAAAGCAACCAAGGAATAGCCGCAGCGGTTGAAGCGGAAGACTTCACAACCGCCGCATTAATTAAAGAAAACATGGCCTTCAGCCTTGATGATGCCGAACCTGAAACAGCAGCGCCCTTGCCTGAAACTACTACAAGTATTCCGGTGACAAGATTAAAGTTTAACCCTGAAACTGGATTAATAGAATGATAGAAGTCGAAATAGGCAATACAGGGCAAATTGTAGAGTTCCCGGACGGCACAAGTCCTGAGATTATGCAAAATGCCTTAGCTCAGTATAGCCAAAAGCAGCCGACAGACTTTGCGGGGGCAGGCATAATAGAACCGCTGGCCACATTAGCTACTGGAGCAATAGCCGAGCCCCTAGCTGGATTGGCCGGATTAGCAAGTGCGGCGTTTGCACCTAGCCCAGAAGCTGCCATAGAAAGGGCAGCGGGGGCCGTAGAGTCCACTAGGGAGGCGCTAACCTTCCAGCCAAGGACTCAGGCAGGGCAAGAGAGCTTGCAAGCTGTAGGGAGCGTTTTGGCTCCGGTGGGGGAGGCGCTACAGGCGGCAGAAACATTCTTAGGTGATGAAATTTTTGAAGCTACAGGAAGCCCAGCATTAGCAGCATTAGGCGCAACATTGCCAACAGCAGCTATTGAGGCAATAGGGTTTGCTAGTGCTAAAGGAGTTATTAGGGGTGCAGCTAGAACAAAAGCATTAGCTAAGAACAGGGCAATTAAAAAAGCAGTTGTGGAAGCAGCGCCAGATATAGACCAAATAAAAGACGCTTCAAGGGCTGTATATAAAGAGCTTGATGATTCAGGGGTAAGACTACTACCAAAGGCTTATGATGGTTTGAATAATAGAGTACAATCAGCAGTCAAGAAGGCTGGTTTTGATCCTGATTTAACGCCCAAGACATCGGCGGTCTTGAATAGGTTGGCTTCGGAAAAGGGGCAGGTTCATACATTAACTGAAATTGACACATTAAGAAAAGTGGCACAAAATGCGGCAAGCGCTCTTGAACCAGCAGATGCAAGGCTGGGGGCTATAATTATTGATGAGATAGACTCTTTCCTTGATGTAGTTAAGCCGGAAGCATTTGCAAGGGGGGCCGTTAAGGCTAAAGATGTAACGCCTAAATTTAAAGTGGCAAGGGAATTGTGGGGAAGGGCTAGGAGATCAGAACTTATCAATGAAGCCTTTGAAAAGGCCAAGAATCAAGCAAGTGGTTTTGAGAATGGTATTGTAGTTCAATTTAGAAGCATATTGAATAATAAAAAGAAAGCTAGGTTTTTTAAGCCCAAAGAACTGGAAGTAATGAGAGAAGTTGTAAGGGGAACAACGGGGGCTAATATTGCCAAGGCTATAGGACGCTTCGGCTTCTCAGAAGGACATGCTACCAATATCTTAGGAGGCTCAATAGGTGTTGCTGCTGGTGCGACATTAGGTGGTGCACCCGGTGCGGTAGCTGTTCCCCTTATCGGGCAAATGTCAAGAAAGCTTGCACAGAAATTAACTCGAGGCAAGGCTGAATTTGCTGATATCGTTGTACGTGCGGGAGATAATGCTAACGATATTGCAAAGGCCTATATGTCAAGAGTTCCAAAAGCTCAAAGATCGGCCTCAGAACTATCAGAATTGCTTTTAAGACCTGATATAGCCATAGAACAGCTAGGACTATCAAAAAATAGCTTTATACGCGAAGCGGCAGAAATAGCACAAGGGCAAAGAGTATTGAGAGCCGTTAGAGATGCAGGGGTAGTAGGCGCACCCGGAGCCATTGAAACAGCACAACAAGAGGAGCAACCAATATGATAATCAAGATGATAACAAACCCATTCCAATACTTTACCGATAATAATGGGGAGCCCTTAGAGAGCGGTCTTATATACATAGGAGAGGCGGGGCTAAACCCTGAAGCTAATCCTATAACTATTTTCTGGGATAGAGATTTTCTTTACCCCGCAGCCCAGCCGGTAAGCACAATAAATGGTCTGCCGGTGCGCGGCGGTACTCCTTCGGCTATATACACCCCGGAAACTGATTATTCCATATTGGTTAGAAATAAAAATCAGGAGATTATATATTCAGTCTTGACTTCAAGCGAAGGCGTAGCGGTTGACCTTGTAGACACAACAAGTCCTCAAAAATTGTCAAATAAAACCTTTGTGTTGCCATGGATAGCCGATACTTCTGAAGATCATACATATAGAGTTATAGTTAATGAATTAACAGCCAATAGAGAAATAGAGTTGCCATTACTTACAACAAATGATGAAATAGTATTCAAGGATCACCCCGCTACATTAGATGCCAAAACATTAACGAATGCTATTCTCAATGCTCCGACACTTAACGATCCAACTCTTAATGATGCTGTCTTAGATACAAGCGTTAGCGGGTCAGCATTTCAAGATGATGATACCTTTGCAAGTGTTGCTGCTGATAAATTTGCAAGCTCTAAGTCCATTAAGGCGTATGTAGCTAGCCAGGCGGTTGCTAATAAGGAGATATTTACATCTTCTGGGACTTTTACTGTTCCTGAAAATGTGACTTCTATTTTAGCGACAGCCATGGGTGGTGGCGGCGGCGGTGCTTCTGGCTTTAGTGGTGGGTCTCCTTTTACTGCTGGCGGCGGCGGTGGTGGTGGCAAAGCTGCAATAAACTACCTTGTAACTGGTTTAACACCCTTAAATGACATAACCGTTACAATAGGCGGTGGTGGAGTTGGTGGAGTTGGTGCTGGAAATAATGGAAGTAATGGCGATCCCACTATATTAGTAGGACACCTAACCGTCCAAGGTGGCATTGCCGCTTCTGGACAAACTGGCGGCGCTGGTAGGGTTGGTGGTGGCACAGGAGGGGATGGTGGAACCAATACTTCAGTCGGGTCAGTTGGAAATGATGCTAGTCTCTATGGTGATGGTGGGGCTGGTGGGGCTGTAACTGGTAGCCTTTCTGGTGGTGGTGGTGGTGGTGGTAGTATTTTTGACAATGGCGGCAATGGAGGCGATGGGGATGCTGATGGAAGTGTTGGTGTTTTAGGGTCAGGGGGCGGTGGTGGTGGTGGCTGGCAGTCTGATGGTGATGGTGGCGCTGGCGGCGATGGCATACTAATAATAACTTGGTAACAGCCTTAACTTGCAAGGAGATAGACATTGAATGAATTAATACATAAACGTGGATGGGATTCTAAAACCTTTAATACAGGTAGGACTAAGCTTGACCCTGTTACTAAGAAAGTTTTGCCTATTTTTGCAACTAAACTGCAAAATGGACTTCATGATGAGAATGCAGACGGATCTTATGATGAATGTGATATGTCCATAGAAGAGGTAACGGACGGTGTAACTTACCTCAGAGCCAAACGAGGAAGATGGGGGCAAATGCGCTTTGGGGATTCAGGTCACCCTAACAGTTTCCTTGTTAAAATAAAAAACAAAGGATCTAAAGGAGTCAGCTTTAAATATACAGGGGGGACCGGGAGTTCCATGACTGCTAACAATGGAAAGCCTCTTTGTAATTTTGACAACGGTATTTCCATTGAATCTACCCCTTACTATAAAGGGGTGAAGATGAATATAATTGTCAACGACCCTCTTACTGCTCCACTTGAATATCCTTTCTCTATTAAGGATTACGGACAAAAATATACTTTTATTGAGGATGCTGATGGCGGTGCTACTTTAAGAGGAGAAGATCAAGACCCCATCTCTATTAAGCCGCCATATGCCATTGATGCAAATGGAGATATTGGCCATGTGACTATTCACTATACAGGGATGGACGGAAACCTTAGCACATTTAAAAAGGTAGTTGATGAGGCATGGTTTAGGCAGGCGGCTGCACCTATAAGGATTGACCCTGATGTGACTATTGAAGATGGGGTTGACGGAGGTGTGATTGAGGATGTGGCAATAAGTGTTCAATCCCCCGACGATAATGATGGGGGTGCTATCCGGTTACGATGTAATGATTTTTTTAACCAAGGAACAGAATCTGAGAGCAGTGCGGTTAGAGTCATACTTACTGATTATGCAGGAGTAACACCAATGAACGGTAAATTTATTGTTATTCCCATATTCCGTAATGCTGATTATGACGGGAAAGCACATAAATTATTAAAACCCTTTATAGAATCAGAGGCTACATGGAATAGTTATGCTACGGGGTTGTCATGGGATACATCTGGTGCACAAGAAACGGGTGGAGGAACACCGGACAGATCAGCAACGGTGGAGAGTACTTTTACTTTGGGCGCACTAACCGTTCCTGTTGATGTAGATATATCAGCCGCAACATTAACAGAATGGATAGATGTTGTTAACCACGGCTTATTGCTTAGAAATGACACTGGGGCGGATGGTGAATTTAATCATGTAGGCGCATCGGAGGATGATACTTATCCTATTCAATTTTATATGGAATTCACAGAGGGAGGAATAAATAGAATTGCTGGTAGTTTCGGCATTGGCAAGATGGGTGTAAGATAAAATTTAAGGAGGTTTAAAATGGGATTGTTACATATTTCAGAATACAAGGCAATATTAAGAACAAATGTAGGGGAAGATCCGGTTTCAGGGGATGGAGTGGCACAGGCAGTAAAGGAGCCGTCTATAGCGACACAGGCTATTACGTTTTCTACCGTTGCGTCTTCGGCAGCGTTTAATGATTCTACTAGGATAGTTCGGGTAGTTTCGGACACTCAATGCTATATAAAGGTTGGCGCAAATCCTACGGCAGTGACCGCAGATTCAATGCTGATGCCAGCCTTTGGGGTGGAGTATTTCGGAGTGAATCCAGGCGATAAAATTTCAGTAATTGAATAAGGTGAGCCATGAAGAAACCATATAGCAATAAGACAACTGTTGCAAAAAAGAAGGCCGCTCCCAAAAAGAAAAAGCCTAAGAAAAGCGGGCCCGGCAATGGTGATTCACCAAGAAAAAGCAATGGCGCTAAAAAGTTGAGGCCCTAATGTCACCTGAAAAGCTTATAGGTGGGTTAGATCCCCATGCGGCCCCTTTCATAATGGGAATGGTGGTTAAAATAAAGGATTTTGTAGCCGTGAAAGCTTTAACCGCTGCCGTAGTTTTGGCCTTTTCTGTGGGTATATTTTATAATCAAACTAATACCATGATAGATAAAGTGGATAAGTTCATGGCAAGACTTGAAAAGCTTGAAAATGCTATGATAATTTTTCAGCGAACTCAAGATATTACTGGCAACAATATAGGCCACATAAGAGATGATATAGATAAATTCACTGCTCAAATGGGACAGATGCAATCTAATATTGCTAAGTTAAGGAGATGATATGCCCAGGTTCGGAAGAAGATCTAATCTCAATCTAAATACTTGCCATCCTGACTTACAAAGACTGTTCAGGGAAGTGGTGAAAACTTATGATTGCTCTGTATTGTGGGGTCATCGGAATGAAGACCAGCAGAATGAAATGTATTTAGCTATTCCCCCCATTACTACAGTGCAATATCCTAATAGCAAACATAATAGTTTGCCCTCTATGGCGGCTGACGTTGCCCCTTGGATAGATGGGAAAGTATGTTTTGAGCCTAGGCAATGCTATGACTTTGCAGGATACGTTAAAAGGACAGCAGAACAGTTAAATATTGATTTGAGGCGTGGTGCCGATTGGGATGGTGATGGTGATATTAATGACCAGACTTTCCGTGACATAATACATTTTGAGATAAAGGAATAGTTATGAAAATGATTGAAGCAATAAAGGTAAATAAAGAATTAATGATGAAAGGGTTTTGGGCTGGTATTGGATTCTGGACAGCCTCAGAGATTATCTACAATAGTGTTACGTTTGTAAAAGTAGTAATGGGAATGGAGGTTTAATATGGCATTTTGGGACAGTTTTTTAAGTAGTGGTATAGAAGGGGCAGCTAAAGGTATAGGCTCTCTTGCTAAAGATTTAAGGTCCGCAATAACTGGAAAAGATACCATACCTGGCGATTTGCAATTAAAACTTGAAGAAATAGCCGCCAGATTGGAAGAAGGAGTAAATGCCGTTGAAATAGCAACAATAGAATCTGTAAATAAGACTATGCGAGAAGAAGCTAAGTCTGAACACTGGATGCAATGGGCTTGGCGACCCTTTGTTGGATTTATATTCGGCTTTACATTTATAGGCGTTTATTTTGTTTTGCCCTTGTCGGAAATAGAACCGCCTAGTATACCAAGTGAGGCATGGATGATGCTTGGTGCTATTCTTGGCGTTGCATCTTGGCATAGAGGCGCACAGAAACGCGGAAAGTAATTTAATCGGACTCTCCCTCCCTTAGCCGTTATCCTTAATTGGATAGCGGTTTTTTTGTGCCTATAAATTATTTCATATAATTAAAAATAGTTGTTGACTTTAAAATATAGGCATGCAATACTTAGGTATAACTTAAACAAAGGGAGGGAAAGATGAGTAATGTAGTCATAAGTATAGCGGTTGCTGAAATAAGGGATGATTTAAGTAATATTGATGGGTTGGAAAATAGGCTTACAGAAGCTATGAAAAAAATGAGAAATCATTGGATGTGTACTGATGAAAATGAACAATTTAAAGCTGCTGTTAGTGCTGTGATGGTTAGTTATGATGAAGATTCTCCTGAGCGCACAAGATTAGAAAAGGAATTAAAAAAAGTGAATCAAACAAATGCAGCCCTTAACGCTGCAATAGCAGGTGTTCCAGTTGATTTCGCAGCAATGATTGATAACGAAGAAGATGACTTTGAACCAATTGGAGTCATGGAAATATGGCGCAATTCAAAGGAGGCTTCATGAAAGATATAGGCGACAAGCTCAGAAAGGCAAGAAAGGACAAAGCTCTAAGGATGGTTGATGTTCAGGACAAAATAGGAATATCTACTGCAACCTTGACAGCAATCGAAACCAGCAAGAATACAAATTTCAAGATAGGAACACTTCTCAAATTAGCTGAACTTTACGGCAAAAATGTTGTAATAACCTTGGAAGATAAATAGAAGCAGTTACACTTTGGATGAATAAGGAGGGGTAAGATGAAAATGTATAAATTTACTGTATGGTTTGCTAATGACAATTATGTACCGGAACCTGTGAAATTAGTAGCTTCCAGTGCTGCTACCGCAATTATACTTGCACAAGCTACAAGAATTAAGGCGGGTTTAGATTACACTATTTTTGAAGTAAATAAGGAGGGGTAATGAGTGACGTTCAATGCAAAAAGAACCGGAACGAATTAATCTAAAACCAAGGGGCTCACTATGGAAAAGATAGGGTGTAAAAAGGCTAATGGCCTGATAGAACTCTTGACGGCTATAAAGTACTATGAACAAGATACAGTGTGCAGATCATGCCCCCATCATTATATTTGTGAAGAAACGTATGAGGAGCAGAATATATGTCAAAGTCCAAAGACCTGACAGGCAAGAAGTTTGGAAGGCTTACAGTGATCGGGATAGGTTCCGGCAGAGGGCGCAAATCATGGCTTTGCAAGTGTGAATGCGGAGAATTAAGAAACGTGATAACTAATGGTTTGAATAATGGAAGTAGCAAGTCTTGCGGATGTCTCAGTACTGAAATACTTTTAGCCAAAATTACTACGCATAAAATGACTAATACTAAACCATATAGAATATGGGGGAGTATGAAACAGCGATGCTTAAACCCTGACGATACCAGATATCACGATTATGGCGGCAGAGGCATTAAGGTTTGCGATGAATGGCTCAAATTTGAAAATTTCTATAAAGATATGGGTGAGCCTCCAGAGGGGAAAAGCCTTGACAGGAGAGACAATGACAAAGGCTACAATCGTGATAATTGTAGGTGGGCTACAGCTAGTCAGCAACAAAGAAATTCTCGAAATAATATAGTCATTACCTACAAAGGGGAAACTAAGCCATTAATAGATTGGGCAGAGCAATTAAATATTACATATAGTTGCTTAACAGCAAGGATAAAAAGGGGGTGGCCTATCGAGAGAGCAATGTCAACAGAACGCATGTCTACTTGCATTGACTTAACAGGTAAATCTTTCGGTAAATTCAAAGTCATAAAAAGGGCAGAAAACAATAAACAAGGGTCATCTCAATGGCTATGTAGGTGTTCATGTGGCAAGAAAAAGATAGTATCGATTGGAAATTTAAAAAGTAGACAGACTAAATCATGTACTTGCCGGATAGCAAAGGAAGAGTCTGAAGAAAACTAAAGGGGGCTAATGTGAAATATCTTGTTTATAAAAATAACGGCAAAGAGTTCATACTTGTATTCCCGGGGGATTCATCCGAACGACAGCACAAACAAATTGCCGAAGCATTGAACCTGACTGATATTATTTCCGCAGGATTCTTTTTAGAGATAGGCACCAGAAAGGTTTTTACAGGAGAGTCTATGTCCTTAAATATTAAGAGTAGAGGACATGCTGACCGGGATTTATATATTGAACAATGCAGACATTAAGGGGGGCGACATGGCTTGGGATGGGAGTTGGATCAGGAGAGTTAAGAAACAAAGGAGAAATACTATGGATGTCGGAGATAAGGTAGAAACAACTTGCGAATATGCTAGAACGGTAAGCACTAACCCAGTAAAGGGAAGAATAAGAAGTTTCTCTAAAGATAATGATGAAATAGCCAGAATAGAGTTATCGTGTGGTTGTATGACTTCTATGAATATACACTGGCTTAGAAGAACAAGTTGTTGCCACCATGCTTGCTGTTGTTCACATTGAAGGAATATATCCGATGAATAACATTAATCAAGAGAAGAGGCCCCGACATGCCGCATTGCTTGAGAACTCTGAACGGCTGCAAAAGGTAGCTAAGTTTCTAGGCGACAAGAAGACATACACCACCTTGGAGATTCAATTAGCTTGTCAGGTGTGCGCGGTCGGGTCGATTGTCTCCGAGCTTAGAGATCTTAAAAACGGCTTTGATATAGTTTGCAAACAGGTTGGCAATGACAGGTTTGAATATACGATGATAGGCGGGTTCACAAATTTGCTGAGAATAGTAGAAAAGGAGGGATGATGAATAGAGAGATTAAGTTTAGAGTGTGGTACGGGGATGAAATGGTACCTCTTGGATTGGCAATAAAAGACGAAATTGTTAGTTATGACTTTCAGGATTATTATATTCAATCGGAATATGATGATATGCCTCTCATGCAATACACCGGACTAAAGGATAAGAACGGCAAGGAGATATACGAGTTAATGGAGCTGGATAATGAATATAGAGTTATTTGGGATAGATGCTCTTTTGTCTTGCAAGATATATCAAGTGGTGATATAGTAGGGCTATTAGATAATAGTTTAAGGAGGGCAAATGAAACAGAAATTACTAGAGAATACTCGCCGCTGGAGAAAGACCAAGAGAGGTTTGATTACTAATTTATTTCACAAAATGAAGGGAAGAAATGTAGTTGATTTTGATTTAGAATGGTTACATGATTTTGCAAAATGCTCTAAATTTGATCGCCTGTACGACGAATGGGTTAAATCTGGGTATATAAAAGAGTTCAAGCCTTCGATAGATAGGATTTCAAATAAAAAAGGATATTGGTTTGATAATGTTCAATGGCTCACTTGGTCAGAGAATAGATATAAACAAACTATGGAGAGACGTTGCAGAAAAGGGGCTGTCTTGCAAATGCAAGGAGTGAAAATCATTCAAAAGTTTAAATCTCAAAGACAAGCTGTTATAGATACTGGCATATCTCAATCAAATATGAGTTCTTGTTTAAATGGAAAAAGACAGACCGCTGGTGGTTATAATTGGATCTATGAGAATCCAGAGTTGTTGTCATGAGACCTGATTGCCTAAAGTATGACAACTGTTCAATACCAATAAGACTATGCGATGATGATTGCTCTGACTTGTTGACAGTGGAGGAAGGGAAACACCCCTTTGAGGACGAAGGAGAGCAGGGGGATTATTTGCTAGAAAGGGAGAGAGACAAAAAGTTAACTGAAGAATGGGAGAATGAAGATGCTTAAAATTTATGATATCAATGAAGAGATACAAGCCCTTGACGGCTTACTGGATAGTTGGGCCTCTAATCACGAGGGAGACATTACCGACTTTCCCCTTAATGATGAATTTGACCGGCTTGAAGGCAAGCGCAATGAAAAGCTTTTAAATATGGCCGTATGGCATAAAGACCTCAAAGGACAGGCCGAAGCATTCGACAAGGAAATAAAGCGGCTACAGGGGAGATTTAAGGCCCTGAATAACAAGGCTGAACGCATTAAGGAATACATTGACTACAATATGCAAGAAGGGGAGAAATTATCAGATACAAGGGCTGTTTTGAGTTATCGGAAATCGACTCAAGTTGTAATAGATGTATTGGTTGAGGATCTTCCACCAGAGTTTGTTAAGTTTACAAGGTCAGCAGACAAGACAGCAATGAAAGAGGCTATACAAAGTAAAGAAGGCTGTCATTGCGCCCATATTGAAACAAAATTTAATCTTCAAATAAAATAAGTTGACAAAGGTTTGAAATGTATTATAATACTACTCACATCGGAACAACCGGCACAGGGTTGGGAATAGTAATAAATGTTTTTGCCGTAAGGCGAGAGCTTGAAAGTCCTTCTAGAGACACTGTGCCTGTCTTTATTAGGGCTTTTTTATTGCCAAAAATATCAGGTTTCAAGAGGTCTTTTCCTGGTAGCCTTAATAGGGTAGATAAGAGAATTGAACAAAAAAAGCAGGCAATGTCTCCCCTGACAACTTGCACCATGACAATGGTAAAATATAGCGGGTCATGGCCTTTTTTGCATCATGTGAGTAAATCAGGTATTCCAAACGCTTTGATTGTTGGAATGAGACAAATGAGTATCTTAACGCATTACATGTGCGGTGACTATAGGTCATGGAGAAAAGGGTAGTTGTATCTAAATTAAAGGAGGATAGAATGAATCCACTGCAAAGCCCAAATACAGGAGTTAGCGGTAAAGATCACGGCAATAGAAACAACTCCATAATTCATATAGCATGGGCTGGCCCGATAATAAAGTTAAGAGTGGGTAAAAACTATCATACCTTTGAGATGCATCGATACTGCGGCCCCATGAGATTATATGCGGATGGAGACACGGTTAATCAAAACTCATGGAAAGAGAATAGCCCCTTCTGGCCGGTCTTTAACAAATGGATGCAGCAAGGCCAAAGAGTTGATGAACATGGAATAGGTATAATTAAATAAGATAATGGAGGAGATAATGAGTGCATCAATAATTGGATTTACTAATATAACTGGATCACGAATAGCAATACCTGTTTGCAGGATAACTGGCTTTGTCGAGGCGGCAGATAGTTCATATGGAAAAACCTTCATTGCAACTGGGGCAGATAATGCAGATGGAGAAGAAAATGGCTGGTATGTTGCTGAAAGTTATAATGAAGTATATGTGATGCTAGAAGCTGTTTTAGATAAATAACCCCTTATAAGACAACTATATCAAAGGAGGAATAATGAGCGAACCAGCAGGAAAAATATATAATCAACTTGCTTTAGTCCAAGCAGAATTGAAAGCACCAAAGGGACAATTTAATAACTTTGGTAAATATAATTACAGATCATGTGAAGATATAGTGGAGGCAGTAAAGCCTATCAATAGAGCGCATGATATCTTGTTAGTTATGTCAGATACCGTCAAGGAAGTTGGGGGGAGAGTTTATGTTGAGGCTATGGCAATGGCTATTTGCTTGTCTGATGGTACGTCTATAAAGGTAACGGCTTCGGCAAGAGAGGCAGAAAACAAGAAGGGTATGGATGATAGTCAAATAACTGGTGCAGCCTCAAGCTATGCCAGGAAGTATGCTTTAAATGGCCTATTTGCAATTGACGACACTAAAGACGCTGATACTAATGAGCATAAAGAGCAGGAGAAGAAAGAACCTAAAGTAAACTATATATCTCAAATAAAATCAACTAAGGACGAATTTGAACTTCACGATATATTTAAGGAGGCATGGGTAAATACGAAAGGAAAGGAGCAGGATAATATAAAGGCAGAATATGACAAAAGAAAGATTGAAATAACAGAGCTTGGCGGTAGTAGCCAGGCGCAAAGAGGAGAATAATAATGGGATACGATAATACTAACAAAGGTGTACTTTTCAAGAATGAGCAAAAAGAATCAGATACACACCCTGATTACAATGGTTCTATTAATGTAGATGGAGTTGATTACTGGCTGAATGCGTGGATTAATACTGATAAGAATGGTAAGAAGTATATGTCATTGTCGAAGGGAGAGGCTAAAGAGAAGCAAGGGGGTAGTAGCTCTTCT